ACCAAGGCTATTTAAGTAGTTTAGATAAAATGGGTCAACCAAAACAATATGTCGGTAGACCAGGTAAAAGAACAACCGAGCGAGATGTATTAAAAGCTATGGAACCTTTTACAAGAGTAAACCCACAAACAGAGACTGGAGACTTTTTTGATCTTGGTATGTACGAATCACAATTACAAAAAGATAGAGGATCAGAAGCAAAGTTTGCAGAAGATAAAATGCAAAGAGCATTAGAGCGAGGATTCTATGATCCAGGTGTAGGTGGCTCAAGAAGAATAAGCGAGTTTCAAGCTGCAGGTGGTGGTATTGCAAAAGAAGCAGGCGATCCATCAGGTGCTATGCTAGAATCCATGAACCCTGATTCACAGGGCTTGTCAGGCTTATTAAAACGTGTTAAGAAAGGATAGGAGTATTAAATGGCAGATATAGACAAATCGCTCCCGAACACAAAAACAAAACTTGAGATTCCTGCAGAAGAGGAAATACAAGACGTTGCGGTTCAGGAGGCAATAGAAGAACAAGAAAATCCAAAAATTGAAGTTACACCAGAAGAAGATGGTGGCGTAACATTAGACTTTGAACCAGGCACGATTAATGTACCTGGAACTGAATCACACTTTGATAATTTAGCAGATCTTTTACCAGACGAAGTTTTAGAACCAATCGGCAACGAGATGACTCAAAATTACATGGACTATAAAGCTTCTAGAAAAGATTGGGAGCAATCTTACACACAAGGTTTAGATCTTTTAGGATTTAAATATGAAAACAGAACAGAACCATTTCAAGGAGCATCAGGTGCTACTCACCCTGTAATGGCAGAAGCTGTTACACAATTCCAAGCACAAGCATACAAAGAATTATTACCAAGTGATGGACCAGTAAGAACACAAATCATTGGTCCAAAAAATCCTGCAACAGAACAACAGGCTACACGTGTTAAAGATTTTATGAATTA